CGTCGTCTTTCACCTTGGAAAAATGTTAGAAGAAAGGAGTTTGTAGTTCAGGGACGTGAGCAAATTTCATATGAGATTGCTGGTGTTTCTGTTATTGACTATCTTGACCTTTATAAGAAGTTTACTTATAAGGCACAGGAGTCATATCGACTAGACCATATTGCATTGGTCGAACTTGGTCAGCAGAAATTGGACCACTCAGAGTTTGATACCTTCAAAGATTTCTATACTGGAAATTGGCAAAAGTTTGTAGACTATAATATTAAAGACGTTGAACTTGTTGACCGTTTGGAAGACAAGATGAAACTCATTGAACTTTGTATGACTATGGCATACGATGCCAAAATCAACTATAATGATGTTTTCTTTCAGGTACGTACTTGGGATGCAATCATTTACAACTATCTGAAAAAAAGAAATATAGTAATTCCTCCTAAAGATAGAAGTGAAAAGAACGAAAAGTACGCTGGGGCATACGTCAAGGAACCGATTCCTGGAGTCTATGACTGGGTGGTTTCTTTTGACCTTAATAGTCTTTACCCCCATCTTATTATGCAGTACAACATCTCCCCAGAAACCCTTCAGGAGAGTAGGCACCCAACGGCAACTGTTGATAAGATACTTTCTCAACAGGTAACTTTTGAGATGTATAAGGATAGTGCAGTTTGTGCTAATGGTGCCATGTACCGTAAGGATGTACGTGGTTTCCTTCCTGAACTAATGGAAAAGATGTATGGTGACAGAGTTGTATTCAAGAAACGAATGCTTGAGGCTAAACAACAATATGAAAAGACTCCAACGAAAGACCTTGAAAAGGAGATTGCAAGATGCAACAACATCCAAATGGCGAAGAAGATTTCTCTTAACTCTGCTTATGGTGCTATCGGCAATCAGTACTTCAGGTATTATAAACTAGCAAACGCAGAGGCAATTACTTACTCAGGTCAGGTTTCAATTAGGTGGATTGAAAACAAAATGAATAAGTATCTAAATAGATTGTTGAAAACAAGTGATGTCGATTATGTTATTGCTTCAGATACTGATAGTATCTACCTTAATATGGGTCCTTTGGTCGAAATTGTATACGAGGGAAGAGAAAAAACTAATGAAAAGGTTGTCAATTTCCTTGATAAGATCTGTCAAATGGAACTTGAACCTTATATTGAAAGTTCTTACCAAGAACTGGCGAACTATGTGAATGCATACGACCAAAAGATGCAGATGAAACGGGAAAATATTGCCAACCGTGGAATCTGGACAGCAAAGAAACGGTACATTCTTAATGTTTGGGATAGTGAAGGGGTTAGATACGAAGAACCCAAACTAAAAATCATGGGCATCGAAGCAGTGAAATCATCAACCCCTGCTCCCTGTCGTAAGATGATTAAGGATGGACTAAAAATTGCTATGACTAAGACCGAAGATGAGTTGATTGATTTCATTGAAGAGTCACGAAAACAATTCAATAGTTATGGACCTGAGGAAATATCTTTCCCTAGGACAGTATCTGATGTCACGAAGCACAAAGCACATGCAACAATCTATGGAAAGGGAACACCAATCCATGCAAGAGGTGCATTGCTTTATAATCACATGATTAAAGAAAGAGGATTGGATAAGAAGTATGCTTCTATTCAGAATGGAGAGAAAATTAAGTTCTGCTATCTGAAACTTCCAAACCCTATCCGTGAGAATGTTATATCATTTATTTCCGACTTCCCCGTGGAACTCGGACTGGACAAATACATCGACTATGACCTACAATTCTCAAAGGCATTCCTTGACCCCATGAAGGTTGTGCTTGATGCAATTGGTTGGAAAGTCGAACGAACCGTTACCCTAGAATCATTTTTTTCCTAATGGAACTTCCTATCTCTGATAAAGAACTTGCTACAATTATTAGTGCTATGCGTCTCGGTGGAGACACTGCTCTTTATCAAAAACTAAAACGGATTAAAGATATCCGTGATACAAAAATTGCCCGTGAAGAATTTGGATTTGCATTATGATTCATGAGGAAGATAACTGGTGTACAATAATACCCTCCAATGTATGTTTATTTAAATGTGAACTTGGAGATACTGCTATTAATTATCTTCATGGTCTCATAGAGAAAGCAAAAACTAAACCAGGGCAAACCTCATTTAAACCAACCCTTGCTGGAAATATTCAAGAAAGCATAATATTGGAAGATGATAATGGATACCTTTTTGATAATCACCTTTCATATGCTGCTTACAAGTTCGTAGAAGAAAATTCACACAGAGCAATTCAACACTCTAAAGGGAAAAAATTAAAATTGGATAGTCTTTGGGTTAACTTCCAAAACAAACATGATTTTAATCCAGTCCATTTTCATAATGCAATTTTATCATTTGTTATTTGGATGAAAATTCCTACCCATTATGAAGATCAGTATAGACTCCCAATTGCTGCCAATTCAAATAATCCATCTGCTTCTGACTTTGAGTTTTTATATACTAACATTCTTGGAGAAATTGAAAGAATGGATGTTAAAATGAGTCCAGAGATGGAAGGAACATTGATGTTATTTCCTAGTACATTGATGCATCAGGTATATCCGTTCTATGATACGGACGAGCAAAGGATTTCCATAGCTGGGAATATCATTATTGATAATGGTTAACTTTTTTCTAAACTAGTAATTATGGATTTTTTAAAAGATATTGTAAATGAAATTGGTGGTGAATACACCCAACTTGCATCGAACATTAATGACGAAGAAACTTATGTGGACACAGGTTCGTACATTTTTAACGGACTTGTTTCAGGGTCTTTATTTGGTGGTGTATCTGGGAATAAGATTACTGCCATTGCTGGGGAGTCTAGTACTGGAAAAACTTTTTTCTCCCTTGCTGTCGTCAAGAACTTCCTTGATAATAACCCTGATGGTTATTGCTTATATTTTGACACTGAAGCCGCTGTTAACAAGTCTCTTCTCTCAGATAGGGGAATTGACCTGAACCGATTGGTTGTTGTCAATGTTGTAACCATTGAGGAGTTCCGAAGCAAGGCACTCAAGGCAGTGGACATGTACCTGAAGGCACCTGAGGCAGACCGTAAACCCTGCATGTTCGTTCTAGACTCTCTGGGTATGCTATCGACCGAGAAGGAGATTACAGATGCTCTGAACGAGAAGCAGGTCAGGGATATGACAAAATCTCAACTGGTCAAAGGGGCATTCCGTATGCTAACCTTGAAGTTGGGGCAGGCAAGGATTCCCATGATTGTTACTAATCATACCTATGACGTGGTGGGTGCTTATGTTCCCACAAAAGAAATGGGTGGAGGTAGTGGTCTTAAGTATGCAGCATCTACTATCATCTATCTTTCTAAGAAGAAAGAGAAAGATGGAACAGATATTGTTGGTAACATTATTAAAGCAAAGACTCAAAAGTCTCGTCTTAGTAAAGAGAACCAGCAAGTTGAAGTTCGTCTTTACTATGATGAACGTGGATTAGACAAATACTACGGTCTCCTTGACCTTGCAGAAAAGTATGATATCTTTCCTAAGAAAGGAACAAGGTATCAGTGCCCAGATGGCACAACTCAGTATGGGAAAACCATTATGGAAAACCCAGAAAAATATTTCACTCCAGAAGTGATGCAAGCCTTAGATGAGGCAGCACAAAAAGAATTCTCATATGGTGGGTAATGGAAAGCGTCGAGACTACTATTCTTAGAAACCTGATTTTTAATAATGATTATTGCAGAAAGGTTCTCCCTTTTATTAAAAGTGAATATTTTGAAAATCTTCATGAGAAAGTAGTCTTTGAGGAAATTACTAACTTCATCACTGAGTATGAGAAACTTGCTACTAAAGAAGTTCTTCTAATTGAAGCAGAGAATCGTACTGATATCAGTGAGGAAACATATCGTACTATTTGTGACTACGTTACCAATATAAACGATGTGGAAGCAGATAGTAAATGGTTGGAAGATACCACAGAGAAGTGGTGCCGTGACCGTGCTATATACCTTGCACTTATGGAATCCATCAAAATTGCTGATGGAGATGATGAGAAAAAGAATCGTGATGCCATTCCCAGCATCCTATCCGATGCCCTTGCAGTTTCATTCGATAACAATATCGGACATGACTACTTCAAAGACACCGAAGCAAGATATGAGTTCTACCATGAAGTTGAGGACAAGATTCCTTTCGACTTGGAATTCTTCAACAAGATTACAAAGGGCGGACTTCCTAATAAAACTCTCAATGTTGCTCTTGCGGGCACTGGTGTGGGTAAGTCTCTCTTTATGTGCCATTGTGCTGCTTCTGCTTTACTCAATAGTAAAAACGTTCTGTACATCACTATGGAAATGGCTGAGGAAAGGATTGCAGAAAGAATCGATGCCAATCTCCTCAATGTAAATATTCAGGATATTCAAACATTACCTAAAATCATGTTTGAGAGTAAGGTAAATAGCATTAGTAAAAAGACTCAAGGGTCTCTAGTTATTAAAGAATATCCAACTGCTGGAG